ATATTATGGAATTGAAGGGATGATAAACAATAAGGAATTAGATCTTCCAAATGTTAAAATTCAAGATTTAGATGATAATATTTTAATGGATCTATTAATAAAGGAGTGTAAACTTATCTATGATGAATTACAAAGCAACACCACACAAGATGATTTTATTTTAGAAATAGGAAGAGCATATTCAAAATATAATTCTAAATCTAAAGGTCATGATATTATTTATGCTCTCGATCTAATTCCACAGGTTGATATATTTACAAAAACTTTTTTGACAACAGGATCATTATTAGGCGAATTAATTTATACAATTAAGACAGGCGATGTGAGCGATATATTATTTACAAATAAAAGAGTTAGATGTTTTGAGTATATGATTTTTTCAAGGATATCAAAAATTATATTTGATTTATGCTTTTCAAATAGAACAGCTAAACAACCAAAATTCAACACAAATACAACTCAAATATTAAGTGAATGTAACGTTTCAGATATTGTTCAATTTGATTTTTCAATAAATCCTATTGAGGAATTAACAAAATTATCAAGGATAAGTCTTCTCGGTCCAGGAGGATTTAAAAGAGAAAATATTCCAAAACATTTAAGAGATATATGCCCCACAATGTTTGGTCGTATTTGTCCCGTAGACACCCCAGACCGCGATAATTGCGGAGTTCTACAGAACTTAATACCTAATGTCAAGTTAGACCAACATCTCCGATTTACGAATGAAATATGCGAGAAACAACCCATATCAATACCTGTATCTCTCACTCCATTTTGTGAGCATGACGATCAAACAAGATTGCAAATGGCATCATCACAAATGAGACAATCTATTATGTTAAAAGAATTTGATCAACCAATGATTAAATCAGGTTGTGAAGGATTATATACAGATTATACACAGTTCATTAAACGTGCTAAAAAGAATGGGGAAGTCACTCATCTAGATGAGAAGTATTTGATGGTTGTATATGATGATAAAACAATTGATATCTTTGATGTTGAATATAGAAATATCTATGTTGAACATATGGATATTATGAAACTCTATGTTAACGTAGGTGATAAATTTAAAGCTGGGGATATATTAGCAGAAAGTAATTTTGTTCAAGATGGCGAAATTAATTTTGGTAGAAATCTATTAACAGGAGTGATGATTTATTATGGATGGAACTATGAAGATGGAATTATCATATCTGATAAATTAATACAAAATGATGCTTTTACATCAGTCCATTTTAAAGATTTATCATTTGTAATCCCTCCAAGTAAAGTTTTGCTATCTCTATCAGAAAATGAATACAGACCATTACCAAAAGCTCTTGAAAAAATTGGTCAAGGAGATACTTATGCAATTTTAAAAACTCTTTCACTTGATGATTTTTATTCTGTTTTTACAGAAAGCTCTAAATTAGTAGCAGAAAAATCATATATAATACCCAAGATAAAAATATTTGCAAATGAATGGAATACAGATATTCCTGAATATAAAGAGTGGGTAGAAAAGACTATTGAAACACAACAGAAAAAAGAGTCAATCTTTAGAACAATAATTAAAGAAAAGTTACCAAGAGAACAAGCAATAAAATTTATAAGAGAAAGAGATTTAGAACTTTTCTCATTCGTTGGTAAATATAAAATTAAGAAAGAAAAAATAAATGGAATATATGTAGAGATATCTGGAATTCATTTTAGATCAATCAAGGTTGGAGATAAGATCGCAAATAGACATGGGAATAAAGGAGTTATATCTAAAATATTACCTCAAGAGATGATGCCACAATTAGAGGATGGTAGACATTTAGATGTTTGTATTAATCCATTAGGTATTATATCTAGAATGAATATTGGTCAACTATTTGAACTACATCTAACAATGTCATTATATGATCTACAACAAAATGCATTACAAATGTTAAAGAAAGAAAAACCACAAGATCAGATCAAAAATTATTTAACTGGATATATTCAAATTGTTGATAAAACAAAAGATAGTTGGTATACAAAACAATTTGTAGAACAGCTTCCAGATATTATAGATATTCCCTTTATTAAGGCATTTTCATTAATACAACCTCCATTTGAATCTTGTCATTCAGAGGATTTAGAAAAAGCATTAAAATATACAAATACAGGATTTACATATAAACTATATGATCCAATTGTAAGAAAGAATTTTTTAAATCAAATTTCAGTTGGATATATATATTTTTTAAGAATGGTTCATATAGCAGAAGAAAAGTTGGCAGCAAGAGGAATTGGTTCGTATGCAAAACGAACATTACAACCACTGGGTGGGAGAAAAAATAAAGGTGGTCAGAGATGTGGTGAAATGGAAACTGCTTGTATTATCGGACATGATGCTCCAAAGAATTTATTTGAATTCTTAACAACAAAATCAGACTGTATAGATTTAAAAAATGATTACATTAGAAATTATATTAATACTGGACGAGTAGTAAAAACTGAAGATTTAGATCCAATGCCAGAATCAGTTAAATTATTAAATTCATATTTAACAGTATTAGGGGTAGATTATCATGGCAGTTCAAAATGATCATACTTATCTTGAAGGAACTCGTTGGGAAGAGGTTTCTATAAGTTTTGCGGATACATCTTCAGCAACATCGACAGCAACATTTCCAAGTTTTGGTTATGGAAATGATTATACAAATTTTTATAATAAGGTAGAAATAAATAGCAAATCAATTTGTGAACAGATAGATCAAGATATATTAGATAGTATATATAGACAAGCTGGAGTTGAGGAATGTCTTAAAGTTGGTACATTTAATCCTGAAAAATTATGGAGTGATTCAAAATGCTTGAAACAAAATATTGTCCAATCTGTAAGGGAGAAATTATACTTAGATATCATATTCCTGATAAAAACTTTAAAATCTCAAAAGGAAAAATGATTAGAGATGATGCTTGGAAAGGATCAGGTTTTGATGATTCAGAATTATTATTTGAATGTTCAAATGATAGAGAACATGAATTACATCGTTCTAAAAATGATGAATGGGAAAATACTATTAGAGAAGAGTTTTATAGAGGAGCATATTATGCCGACTAAAGAATGTTTACCAGATATGCAATGTGAAGCACCCAACATATCAACTCCTATTAAACAAGTTGGTGTTGAAAATGTTGAAGTCCCTTTTCTGTTAGAATCTAAATATGGTGGTTATCATAAGTTACCAGCAAATGTTACTATGATGACTAATCTGGATGAGTCAACAAAAGGTATTTCAATGTCTAGATTATTATTAACATTAAAACCATATTTAGAACTCCCATTAAAAAGTTTATTAATTAAAGAAATTATTAAAAAAATGTTAGAGAATATTGGTGGTTCATCTGCATTTATGAGATTTGAATTTAAGTTGCCAAGAAAAAGAAAATCAATTAAAACTGATAATGAATTTCCAATTTATTATAAATGTAAATTTGAAGGACAAATTTTTAAAAAGGATTTTAATTTAACAGCAGATACAAAAGCTCCTGCTGAAATATTTAGATTCTTTCAAGGAGTCAGGATTCAATATGCTTCTTATTGTCCTTGTTCAGCAGAATTGTGTAGTGTTTTAGATGTAGCTGGATTTCCTCATAATCAAAGATCATATGCACATATTTTAACAGAGATAGATATTAAGTCTCATTATGTTTGGTTAGAAGATATAATTGATGCAGTTGAATCAAATATTTACACTTTACCATATCCCATAATTAAAAGGGTTGATGAACAAGAAATAGCAAAAATTGCAGCTCAAAATCCAATGTTTGTAGAAGATGCTATTAGAATTATATCAAAGACAGTTGATAAATTACCAGGTATAAAGGATTGGATTATCAAATGTATTCATGAAGAATCCATTCACACTTCCGAAGCAATAGCAGTTAATTGGAAAGGTATTGCTCAAGGATTCGATGGAAGGCGGTATATATGATTCAGGTTTCAATTTCATATGGTTTTGGAAACGAAAATAGATATAATCTTTCAAGGGTTCCAAAGAATATTCAATTAGCATTATATAAATATGAGTTATATTCAGAGTCTAAATTAAAGGAACTACAGAAGAATAATATAAATATAAATGTTATCCATCTCCCTCTGGATACGCTCAAACGAGATGCACGTGATATGGTACAATTTATGAATTACTTATATGATATTACAGGTATAAAAAAATTCGTAATTCATCCAAATAAATTGATTAAGTCTTTCGTTCAGTACTGGATGGATAAAGAAGGAGAATATCCAAGGTTTCAATTATGTATTGAGAATTTTCAGTGGAAAACAAGGAAAGAGTTAAGAACCCCATTAAGAATATTAGAGTATTGTGTTAAATATCCCAACCATATTAAGATGTGTTTCGATACATCTCATGCAGAAGAACTTTGGTTCGATCATAGAATATTACATACTTTACTTCCTCATATTTCGGTAATTCATTTATCAAATAGAGCTAGAAGTAAAAGTCATATGCCATTTAACTCAGGAAAGGGCGAGCTAAATCTAATGGCATTTGTTAATCGTTTAAAGTTTATAAAATGGAATGGGGATATTGTATTAGAATATATGCCAGATTACAGAGACAAGTTAATTAAAAACTATTATTTACTAAAGGAGATAATGGATGGAAAGAAGTGAAAAGATCAAACAAATTAGTCAACTCTATGCTAAAGAAAGAAACTATCAACTCTGTGCATTTGGAGAATATGAGAACATCCAATCTTTAAATTTAGCGAGTTTCTTATTATTAATAGAAAAATATTTAGAGAAAGCGAAAAAAAGTTATGTAGGACCATGGACAAAAGAATTACCAAACTGGTTAAATGACTGTCAAGAATCTTTTACTGAGGGTTCAGCACCAGTAGAAACTTATGAAGAACTTATTAAAGTATTTGCATTGGCAGGCGCAGCATTGGAAACATATGCTGATTTTAATCTAAGTGAATGGCGTCAAAACATAACCGAAGATTTAAAAAAATGGGAAAAGGAGTAAAGTAAACAATGAACGAAAATTTAAGCACATTGATCCAAGAAACACCATCTGAAGAAGCTATGAGATTTGATCCAAATAATCTTGAACTTTCAGGAGAAGAACCTGCTACAGATGAAACTATTACAGCGGAATCTCTTCCAGTAGATCCACCTGAAGAAAATACTGTAGAAGAAGTAGCTGACACAACTGAAGTAGCACCTGGGAATGCTGAAGAAGCAACAGTAGAAACACCAACTAATGAAATTCCTATTATACCTTTTGGTGAATGGTTTGCAACATATAGCACCAACTTTGCCAGCATCCATCAAAGTAGAATTTCAATTCCAGGTGTTGATCCAAATGAATATCTGATGGTTTCCATTGATGATCCTGATGGAATAGAAAGTCAACCTGGTGTTAGAAAAAGATCATTGAGATTATTTGATGATGCTTTAACTCAACCAGTTCTCAATCTGGCACCATCAGATCTACAAATCTATAAAAGTGGTTTCAAAACCGTATATCCTCTGAACGATGAAACATATATTAAAATGTATGGGGTTAAAACAGGACTGATCGCAATGTTCTGTCACTCATTAGATAATAGTCTTATCCCATTTTCAAAAATTGTTGCGAAGAGAAAAGATCTATTTATCAATATTCAAACAAATAATATTGAAAGTTATAGAGAACAATTATTACAACCTATTGATATGGAAGCTCTTCATCTTCTGTATAGACAAAGTATAAAAGCTGGTGTCTTTGCTACAAAAGGAGCAGCAATCCATTGGTTGTTAACTCGACAGGATGCTATTACGGATATCAATCATCATCTTCTGATTGATAAAGTGGTAATGTCTTTATTGTCTAGTTAACTCCTTGACTCGGGTAGAAGTTTAATTCTCCCCCCTTGATGCGGACTTCTATCCGAGTTCAAAGGAAGGAATATGAAAATAAATCCAAATTTAGAATTTATTATAAAAGAAGTTTATATCTATGATATTGAGTCGTGTCATTATACTCTTATGAAAATGAATGGATATAGATTAGATAATATAGATCCACATGATAAATTATCTAGAAATATTGCAATCGGAAAAATGATGCAAAAGAATCCAAGACTCACAGAATTTTTAAGAAGTACAACAATATCATTAATAGATGAATACATAACAGCAAATGAAATTGAGAAAGATGATATTGTTATTAGACAATATGATGGATTATTACTTACTAAATTTCTACATAAAAATAATATACAAGAAATCCCTTTAAATTTAAGAAGAACATTTGATGTATTTATTTCATCAATAAAAAAAGATATGTATATCGCTATTGATACTATGCAACAACCTTCAATTAAAGGGATTCCATTTAGATATTCACATATGGATCAAATTTATAAAAAAATATGTCAATTAAATTTTTTTAATAAACCTGAATTGTTTAAAGGTTTAGAAAGAATAAAAAATTTAGTTCTTAATTCTAATGATGTAAATTTATTTGCTATTCCTACAAAAGATGGAAAATTAAGTATTTTTTTAAAGGGTTATGGTGAAATGGAAATAACATCAAGCACACTAAAATTGGTTGATACTAATGAGATTGATAAACGAAGATATTTTGATATTTATCTTTCGCCATTTACAAAAAGTATCGTTTCACAATATGCTTAGGAGGTCATATGAAAGTATTGAATGTTGCAGCTGGAAAAATGTCATATTTAAAAGGTGTCGATCAACAAGAGGGATCTAGCACCTTTGTTATAAATATAGATTCGATGTATTATAATTATACGCCAACTGATATTATTGAATCTAGATATTATGAATGGACTAAACCTGGAAAACGTGAAAGAAAAGATGAAACTCATTATTGTAAGGAAGATGTATTTCAATTTTTAGAAAGAACAACAATGGAATTTGATATGGTTACAATTTATAGATTTCTTGAACACGTTTCCTTTACACAAGTTCTATATTTTATATATCTCATTTCTACAGTTGTTCGCAAAGGGGGAATGGTCGATGTAATTGTTCCAAACTATGAAAAACTTGCTAATATGATTTTAGAAGAAGATATTAATGATATAAATTTTGAACGTAAAAATATTCTCTTGACAACTGAATTATTAAATGAACCATCTTGTCCTCACGCTTCAATATGGACTCCACAAAGAGCTAAATATTTTTGGGAATTTGAGGATAGATTTACAATTTATGAAGAACTAATTTGGGAAACATTTAAATACGATCGTCGTGATATATATCTTCGATTCCATTTAAAGAGAAAATAATGACAACTTCAAGATATACAGTAAATAAAAAAACATCTCCTATTCGGATGATGCATAGTGCCGATATGGTCATTGCTATAACAAGAGAAATAGATGAACCAAAAAAAAGAATTGTTAAAATATTAAAAAATAGATATGGTCCGCATGGAAATGTAACTCTGCAAACAACAATTAATGTTTGCTGTCGTATGATTGCTATGTCTATTTTTGGAGGTAAATCATTAAAACTATTTCGAGTAGAACTAGAAGAATTAATAAAAGAAACAATAATGAAAAAGATAGGTGATATTCATGACCCCTTTCAATGAGAGAGCACAAGAGATGGGACTTAATATTTCAGGAGCCCATAAAGGTTTATACGCATATGAAGATAGATATTCTAAAGTTGCATATCGACAATTAGGATCTGGAGCTGAACCAGAAGGCGATCCAATTACTCCACCACATCCAACAGATGGACAAGGAACTTCTATATTAGGAATATGGACCGCACCTCCCAATACTGATGACTATACATACATTGGTTACGTTTCACAGATGTATAAATTTGTTGGCAATGAAGAAATAACTGGTAGAGTCATTGAATCATTAGAGGAAATTGGCAATCCGATATTAAATACAACCTCTCTTATTCTCGATGATTTTAGTGGTATTAGAGAAGAAGTTGTATTACAAAGTAGTTTAAATTCACCACAAGCTGGAGATATTCATCCTGCTATGATTATTGGTAATAGTTATAATGGTCAAAGAGCAGCAACTGTTGGTTTTGGAATTACCATTGATGATGTTCAGATAGATCGACCTACAGTATTTGGTTTCTCTTTGGGTGAGATGAAGATGGTTCATATTGAAAGTTCCAATACTAGACTATCTTCAGGGATCAATCAATACCTTGAAGTATTCAACAATGACATACTTGGTATGATTGAAACTAGTTTTTCATCTCCATTGACTCAAGATCAAATGTTCACAACTCTAGATGTCATTGAAAAGTATGGTAAAAAAAGAAGAGATAAAATTACTGATATATTAAAGACTTTACAACCACTACCAATAGATGGTCAACCTCCTGAATTACCAAGTGCCTGGCAAGTATTTTTATCTATTACAAGATACTGCGCACTTGAACCAAATTTAAATATGAAAAGATTATTAGAAAATATTGCAGAAAGTGTATTAGTTGTTCCAACTCGAATGTATGAAGTGTTGGATCAATTACAATAAGATCAAAAAAGAGGTACTATATATTGAGTGCCTCTTTTTTTGTCTAAATTTTTTTGGAACAAAATATAAAAGAATGGGAGTTTTTGTCTATGACAACAAGATATTGGTCACCATCAAGAACATATGAATTTGAAGTAAAAGTAGCAGATAGAGACCTTACTCCCGATTTATATAAATTAACTATTTTAACTTCAATAGACCTTCCTTATCAAACATTTGTATTAGAATTTTTTCTTGATCCTAATGACTTAATACTAGAAAAGATATATGGTCAACAAGAAATTAAATTAACAGCAAAATTAATGGCAACAGCTCCTAGCATTGTCAATGATCAAATTGATTTTAGTTTAATGTATTTATCAGGAGATATTCCTTTAAGGGTTCAAAATACAATACAAAATCAAACAGATATTCAAAGATCACCAATCACGATAACTGCAGTTTCTCGTAAATCATTCATCACTATGTCAACTTATGTTAATGATATTTTTACAAATACCACTATCGGTGATATAGTTTCAAATTTAGTAAGCAAAGCAAAGGGAGAATTAAAACAAGATATTGTAGGAAGAAATACTGAAAAATTAGATCAAGTTCTTATTCCTCCTACAACTCTCTATCAATCCTTAAAACATTTAAATAGAACTTTTGGTATATTTGATGGATGGTTAGCATTATGGTGTTCTCATGATAATAAAGTTTATTTAAAAAATTTAACATCTAAAATGAAATCATCTTATTTATTTTCAGTATATCAATTTGCATCTAATATTGATAACGAAAAAATTATAGAAACATTTGATGAAGAAGTTTATTATACTCGATATGATATTAAAACTTCATATACTGGAAATACTAAATTTGCTATTTTTGCTCCAACGATGAAGCATATTGTTAAACCAAAAGATAAGTTGAGTAATACAATTGAAATTAAACTGGAAGAATTTTCTAAAACATATGGTTTAATATCTAAAAGGAATAAAATATTTTTTGATAATACAGCTATGACCACATCAAATAGACAAAGAATTTATAAAGACCATACAGGATATGAAGCAAATGAATCATTTATTAATTCAAATATGGCAGAAGAAATTGGAGATTTATCAGTAATTAAAGTTTCATTGGAACGTTATTTAAAAATGAAAAATCTTATGAATGTTGGTGAAGCAGTAACGTTCATTTCAAAAGTTGATGACTATAAAGACTTAACAGGAGTATATATTCTTAGAAACTCTGAATTGAACTTTATCAAAGCAAAAGATTGGGAATCATCTGCAGAAATAACACTAATTAGAACAAATAGAATTATATCTAAAAGTTAAAATTTGGAACAAATATAAAAGGAGTTTTATGGGTAATTCATCAAAGTTAAAAAGATTAGCTCAAAAATATGTAGAGGAATTCATTAAATGTAAAGCATCATTTGATTACTTCTGCAGAAACTATATTTTAATTGAGCTACCAGGAAGAGATGAAAAATTAATTCCTTATAAAAAACAAACTGAACTAATTGATTTAATTGAAAGTCGACATTATGTCCTTGTTCTTAAAAGTAGACAGATTGGAATTTCAACAGTCATTCAAGCATACTCTGTCTGGTTAACTATATTTTTCGATAACGTTGTAATAGGTATTATTTCAAAAGATGGAAAAGAAGCAACTGATTTTGCTAGAGCTATTAGAGGGATGATAGAGAAACTTCCTGATTGGATGAAACCATTAAAGGGTATATTAGGTAGAGGATTTGCAAAAAGAACTGAACAATCATTTATTCTAACAAATGGTAGTAAAGTTTTTGCTTCACCAGTAAATCCAAATGCTCCAGAAAAGACTCTTCGAGGTAAAGCAATTACATTCCTAGTTATTGATGAAGCTGCATTTGTTCACCATGTTGATACCGCTTGGACATCTATGGTTCCAGCACTTTCAACAAATCAAATGCAAGCTCGAAAAGCTAATATTCCATTTGGAACAATCGTTCTATCAACTCCGAATAAAACAATTGGTGTTGGTCAATGGTATTTTGAAAGATATTTAAAAGCAATATCTGGTGATGATATTTTTAATCCTTTTGTTATTCACTGGAAAATGATTCCAGAACTTGCTGAAGATCCTTTATGGTTTGATACCCAATGTAGATTATTTGACAATGATAAAAAGAAAATTGCCCAAGAGTTAGAACTAAAATTTCTACCAGCAGAAGGATCATTCTTTGAAGCTGATACAGTTGAAAGAATGCAAGAGAATACTATAAAACCATTAGAGAAAATTAAATTATATAATGGAGAAATATGGTCATTTAGTCCAGCAATAGCAGGGACAACTTATATTATTGGAGTTGATACAGCACCAGAACATGGAACAGATAAATCAGCTATAACAGTTTGGGATTATACAACTTTAGAACAGGTATGGGAATATCAAGGTAAATGTAAAGTTCTTGATTTTGTAAATGTTGTTAAAGTTGCAGCTACAACATATAAGAATTCTGTTATAGTTGTAGAATCAAACTCATATGGAAATCAGGTTGTAGAACACTTAAATGCAAGTGAGTATTCACCACAATTATATAAAGAAAGACGTGGAAAAGATACATTAGTTCCAGGTCTATCCACTAACTCTAAAACTAGACCTTTAATGATTGATGCTTTATATTCATATATGACTGAATATCCTGAATCTGTAAAATCAGAAAGATTAGCATTAGAACTAACAGGACTTGTATCTAAAGCTAGTGGAAAGGTTGAAGCTGATACTGGATGTACTGACGATATAGCATTATCTTCAGCTCTATGTTTTTATGTTAGAAAATACGATCCACCTCTAGCATTGCAGATGAACATGATAGATGGTTCAATGATAACAAATGATCTAAAAGATATTCTTAATTATAATATTGGTCACTCTGATGTTGAATTTACTGATCAAAGTATTATGAAATATATTAAAAATAAACCAGAAGAAAATGTAGGATATATAGATACAATAAGTTTCTTCAAGGGGTAAACAATGTCTCAAAAAATACAAGAATTTTTTGCACCTCCTGTTGGACTCAAATTAGTTGACACTGTTGATGGAATGAAATTATATTCTTCATCAAAATTAATGAAGAATTTTTTATTAGCATTTAAAAAGTCTAGTAGAGGAAGTGATAAAGTTAAAATAATTGAAAAATTAATGAAGAAAGGATTCATAGTTCCTTGTTTTAGATCTAAAGGTGTTTTTAATTTTCTAAAATATAAGATGTTTGGAGATAACGAATCAAAATCAATTTTAGGAATGTATCATATTGAGAATAAAAGAGTTTATATTTTAATTGATAATAATTCTACTATTTTTGGAACTTCATCTAATGATGAAATGGTATCAACTACCTTGCATGAAACAATGCATTTAGCAGCAGGTAAAAATATGAAAGGTTTCTTAAAAGTTATGATGCCAACATTAAGAAAATACTATGGAGAAGCTTTTACTTTAATTTTTTCTTTAAAATCTATTCCTAATATTGATAAAGTGATATATCATTTAGCATCATATGAAGATTCAAAAAATAGACCAGTAAATAAACAACTATCTGAATATTATCATTTACTCTATGATACTTTTAAAAGTTCAACAAAATTAGAGGAAAAAGATTTTAGATTAAAACTACAAAATTATATTGTAGCTATGAAAATATTCTTTGTAAGTTTTTCAACATTTGTAAGATCATATAGAAAATGGCAGAGTATATTTATTGAATTAAATCATGCTTATGAAAAAACATTTGGAAAACGAAATATATATACATCTCCATTTCAAGAATTAGTTTCTGTTTCAGAAGTTGCTTGTGTAATGGCAGAAATGAGATCAAAAGATCCAAGAGTAAACTCAATATTGAAAATATTGAGATAAGGAGATTAAAAGATGGCAATAAATGATCGCCAAGAACCAGGCAGTATAACTAAAACTGCTGATGCTCAAAATGAAAGGATATCTGGAATAAGTAACGTTTCTCGAACAGTTACACAAATGCAAAAAACAACTCAACGTAAAATTGAAGAAACTCAAGAATCTATTAACTATGGAGAATCCCAGGAAGCAACATCACAACAAATGAATAGTGTTCTTTCTCGGTTTGGAAAAACAATAACAGCATTCACCAAAGGTGTAGAGAGTATATCAATAAGTACAGCTAGAGCAACAAAAGATGCGATTGGTCAATATGGAAAAGCAATAAGTCAGGATCTTAATTATAATAAACAAAATATTGTTGCTATGGCGTTAGCAAGATCAACTCCATTATTTGGTTATTTTGCTGCTAAATTTATGGAGACAGATGTCTTTCAAAAAGCTAAAGAAAGAATGAAAGAATCCATTGCTGGTGTATTTAAAGGTATTGGATCAGGTATAGCAAATATCTTTAAGGGCGGAAAAAATGCCAAGGAAGCAGCTAAAGATAAAGTTCCAAAAATGCAGAGGGGTGGTTATGTTGAAAAAGGAGGTATGATTGAAGTTCACCCTGCTGAAGTTGTTATGCCAATTGAAAAAATTCTTGCACGTATTGATGATTCAATTTCTGTTGGAAGAGAAATAGCTGAAATTTCACAAAAGACCCAAATGCGTTCATTAGCAAAAATGTCAACATTCGTTTCAGCTGAAAGAGATAAAGAACCTGTTGGTCTAGTTAAAGGTTTCTTGAGAGCTATGAGAGAAGTTCAAACTCAATATGAAGAACCAGCTTCTATGCGTATGTTGAGAGCTGTTCTGTCAATTCAAGATACACTGGGTGCAACGATTGGAACTTGGGAACAAGTATGGACTAAAATGCTTATTGAGCATCCAACTTTTAGACAGTTAGCATTTGGAATGAAAACTGTGAGTGCCATATTAGGTTCTCCATTTCAATTAATATCTAAAATATTCAAGAGAAGAGGGGGATATTTATCCCAATTATCAAAAAAGAAAAATCCATTTGAAAATATTGGTGAAAATCTAGGATCATTATATGTCAATACAATGCATCGTCTTGATAATATTTCTTTCTATACTAAAGCAACAGCTGTAATGATAAGAGATATAGCTGGTGTGGTTTCACAAGGAAGACTTAAATATGGTAGTTTAGAAGCTATTTCAGAAGGGACTAGAAGTCTTTTTGGTTGGGCAAGATTTGGTTTTCAAAATTTGATCAAATATGGTCCTCGTGTTGTTGCTGCTGGTATAGAGATGCTATTAGGAACAGGAAAAGGAGCATTGTATGCAAGAGGTAAAAAGATAGGAGACTATTTAACCCAGACAGTAGAATGGGGAGAGAAAGCTAAGTTTGCATTAAAATCGAAGAGACAAAAGAAATTAGATTTTGCATTGGGCGGAGCTGGAGATTTTGCTCAAACAATTCAAGAACAACATAAGAAAAGACTTCCTCCTTTGATAACAATGAGTGCAGGAAAAGCTCAAGAAGAAGCAGCAGAAGAAATGGTGGAAACAAGAGAAGGAATTTGGGAGATTGCTAAAGTTCAAAAGAAAAAATGGTTATGGGAAAAAATGCAAGCTGCTAAAGGCGGTATCAAAAGTGTATTCAGTTGGATTTTTAGAATGTTAATGATGGGAGGAGGATTGATAAAAAGTCTTTTTGGTTTTGGAGCTGGTGGAGTCATGTCTGCACTTTTTTCAAAAACTGGACCAATAGGAATGGGAGTTGCAAAACTAATGGCAGGACCGGTGATGACTGGCATTAAAGTTATTGGAGCTTATCTTGCTACTACTGCATTTTTAGGTCCAATACTAGCTCTTATTACTACTGCATTAACTGCTGTTGGAGTTGGATCGTTAATTAACAAATATCTTGTCAAACCTCTTGTGGATGCTAACTTTAAAAAACAAGATGAAGTAAATAAGAAAGGAATGAAAGATAATGCTGCTATTATGAAAAAACAGATGTCTGATGCAAGAGGAACAACTGCAACAGGAAAGGATACTTACGATGCAAAAATATCGACTGCTGCATCAGCAACTGTAAAGGGACAAGGAACTTGGTTTGGCACATCTTTATCACACGGAGCAATACGTGCAGCGCAAAATAAATTCATTGTAGAAAATCGTGCAAAGTATAGTGAATATGATGAAGAAGAAATTATAAAGGCAAGAAATAGATGGAGACGTTCAGGAAAATATTGGTTAGAATGGAAATGGACAACAGCAAGTGGAGCAAATGCATCTCAATTTGGAGAAGAAAAAGAAGCAGCGTTTTTAAAATATTTACAAAATGTGGGAACTAAAAATAAAGATTTGGCAGGATCAATAAAAGCACATGAAAAACAAATAATGCAATCGAGATCTATTGGTGGTAAAGCTGAATATTTTGGAAGAAAACATGCACCTAAAGCTACAAGCTGGATTATTGATAAAGGAAAATATGCAATAGATAAAGCAGGTCAATTGATAGAAAAAGTAACTGGTAGAGTTATTCAAGGAAAAGAATTAGCAGAGATGCAAGCACAAGAATTATTAACATCTGGAAAATTAGTAGGTCAAGAAATAAAGAAAAGAGGATTAGAACAAGTAGAAGGATTGAAAGGTCTTGGAGATCAACTTCAACAAAATATAAATCAAGTAAGAAATGACATTAACCAACAAGTAAGTAATGTAACAAGAATCTTTAATTCAGGCAATCAAGGATCTATGATGGATGAAATGGCCCAAAGAGTTGCTACAGGTAATTTTCATTAAGGAGGAGAAATAGATGGCGCACTATGGTGATTTGACGAAAATAGATTTTATTATTGGTATGCCCCCAATTACAACATCCACGGGGGATCCAATACACACTCAAAGATCTGCTGAATTATTAAGAAATGCAATGCCCACAGCAACTATTTATCCAGGTATTCCATCGTTTGAATCTGGTATAGATCTATTTACAAGAATACCTGTTTTTGATACTAAAGGTTTTCATCCTGATGCTAAAAAAGTTAATACTACCTATTATCTACCACTGTTACAAGAACATGGTTATACATTAGATACTGAAATACATAATAATGGAGTTAAACTTGCATACTTAGCAGATAACTTTCCAACAGATACATTTACTAATGAATATGGAGAAAATTTCTTACAAAAATTTACAGATGTAGCTTCAGAAGGTGCAGCATCATTAGCACAAATGTTTGGAGCTAGAAATGTAACAGATTTAGCTTCTAGAGCGACAACAGTTGCACAAAAGCAAGGGGGTGCCATTGGTACAGTTGGAGATATGGCACGTAGAGCAGGAGATTATATTAATAAACTTGGTGGAATGTTTTCTGAATATAGTTCAGCAGGAGCTAGAATGGGAAAAATGATTGGTTCACTTGCTGCTGGTTCAAGAATTGATTTCCCAATGGTTTGGAAATCAAGCTCATTTCAACCATCATATACAATGACAGTTAGATTATATAATCCAGATCCTACCAGCAAATCAATGACAAAGAAATATATTATAGGACCTATTGCAGCAATAATGTTATTGGGAATTCCAATATCAGAAGATGGAAGTACATACAGTTGGCCATATCTTCATAGAGTTGATTCTCCTGGTATATATGAATTAGATCCTGCTTATATTCAAAATATCACAATTATAAAAGGTGGGGATCAACAACAGATTGCTTATAATCAAAGATTGGGAATAGTTGATGTTAGAATTGATTTTGGAAGTTTATTTAGTAGTATGCTCGCATCTAATAAAAGGACAACAAAAACAAGACCAACTTTAAGAAAATATTTAAGATCCATGGAAAATCATACAAATGCATGGACTACTACAGGTGGAAGTCTTAAAAATAAAGCAGCTGTATCACAACAAAAACCAGTAGAACCAGTGATTAAAGGACCTGGAAGAAATCAAGCAGCATTTACTCAATCAGTTTCTATACTTGATGCTGCATCACCAGAGGAACCACCTGATAGAGTTACTCAGGCAGTCAAGGATATTGGAAACGCAATTATAGATCAAATTCCGAAAGGAATTAAAATCAGTACCTCTTAACACATAGTACTTCTAAATAATAACGTTAAATATGAGGCAAGAAATAAATTAACAATGAATTGAGTTTGCGAGGTATACTTATTATACTGATCTGTTATTTTTAAATTATCTAAAACAACAAGTAATAAAACATTAACTTGCTGTTTGAAATAGACCGGAGCATTACTTCTTTTAACTGCCATTAAACTTCTCAAATATTTTTCATATCCACTTCCACATATTTGATTTGTGCTTCTTAATTCCTTCATGTATAAACCTAAAATCATTCTTACCTTATCAGAATACTCCACTTGTATCATTTCAGCAGCAATTAGTTCAGCAATAGAAGCTTTTACTTTACTTATTTTTTTAGCTTCAAGCAATGCCTTCTTATCAACTATTTTATATATAGTTAACTTTCTGATTGTCTCATCAACTTTCGCTTTTCCTCTTTCAAGAGTTCTATATTGATACGCATTAGCTTCATCATCGGGTGTATCAGTCTGTGTTTTAATTGCTTCACCCTTTTCTTTTGCTTTATAATAATTCTCAACAAAACTCTTCACACTCTGTGAGATTCTATGTCTTGATGCTCCAATAAATTCAATGATTCTATCTAAATCCCAATCCCTAATATATCTCTCATATTTTTTCTTTAACTCAGTTGATAGATAGTATAAACTATTTGCTATAGTTTTTTCACGAACAAAAAGATGCGTTTTAGTTAACATATCAATTGTATATCTAAATATATCATCATTGCAGTATCTTAACTGTTTATGCATTAAACGACCATATTGAAAAAACATATAATAAGCAAGAGTTGTTTTGAAGGCAGCAACATCTCTATGTAAAAGAAATAAATGCATAACAACAACTAAAAGATTCGTTGCAGGATCCTTCCATAATAACCAGGTTTCAGCTTTAGTTCCTTTATATTGTCTCTTGACAAATGCTTTAACTTCTTTATCCGTAAGTTTCATTGCTCTTAATATTTCATGATACGCTAACTTTGTTTTTGGATAATAACATGGTTCAGATAAAGCATCGAACTCTCTTGCTGCAAATCTGGTAATTGTTTTTTTGAGAAGTCTAATATCATATTGAGATTTTTCTATTAATTCTTTCATTATGAGAATATCCTAATTGCTATGTCATCTTCTTCAAAGAAGATATATTCTGGACCATATGATAATAATTCTTCCTGAGTCAATGCATCTAAATCAAAATTAAAAAAGATACTAGATTCAGGTTTAATTAATCGACAATGTTCAACACCTTCTACTCCTTGAACTACATCAATAATTTCGGATCTATATAAGTATGAGTTAATACCAAATCTGTTCGTAAATGCTGCAACAACTGCTGTTCTAACTTCACTTATTAAATTAGAATTTGATCCCGTATAAGTTGAAGTTTTGAAAACATCTAATTCAAGTTGTAATGGAATTTCATATTGCGGTATTACCCATCCAGCTTGACAGTAAATATATTTCTTTGCTTCATCAGTTACATAAACAATCTGTTCTGTTTTTGGTATATAATACGCCCAAACCATTGATGTTGAATCACTAAGTTGTGCAATTTGATCATCTTTTCCTATCCATTCTCCTGTACCATTTAAAATAATATATCTATCTCCTTCAATTCCGGATACTGGAGGAATAGATAAAATATCATTAACTGCAGGTAGATCAACTTTATTCAATTGCATGTTCTGCATTAAACCATAAGTATTTGCAAGTTTGAAATTAACAAAATCAGTTGTCATTTTATAATCTTTAAAATCTAATGTGGTTACTAATTTTTGCATTACATTAGATTCAAAATCTGCTTGATCTATTCCATCATAATAACTTGCTTTAATCGCAGGAATATCATAAACAGTATTTGATGCCCCATCAACAATTACATTTGATAACTCAAAATCATCAAGAGATTTTCTAAATGTAAATAATGCAGTATATTGAGCAATTAAATCAACACCGTGTTTTAGAGTAAAATAATAAGTTGCTTCTCCAGTTGGTAAAACAGTATAATCTGCAAGTGTTAATAAAAAAGCAGAAGTTGAATCATTGGTCATAGTATAAGTTGAACCAGTTTCTAATACCTCAACTTCACAAGTAACAGTATCTGCATCAGTTTCTGTTGTTTTATAATCTAATTGAAAATCTGCTCCAACTCCATTTTTAGAAACAGTTAATAAATCACAATATAGATCATATTCAGAATCATAACTTGTAACTAAAGTTGGTACTTGTTTTATTTCATACATCACATATGTATAAGTAGCTACAGAATTTAACAGTTCAATTTCCATATCAAATATTGTATAGTAATCTGTTCCTTCATATGTTAAAGTTGTACCTCTTGGAATGGTTGTATATGCAAAAACATATTTAATATTTCTTGCTGGAACAATTACAGTTGAATATAACAGAGTAGAAAATAAACTTATTTCATTAACTTTAATATCAGATCGTTTTAAAACAGGTAATGAGTTTTGTGAAATGGGAGAATCATCAATAATAACATTTGAATTGACATAATCATTTTCAGTAACAAGTCTTTCTAAAGCTGTTATATTTGTAATAGCATTTCTTCGAACTTCTTCAATTGATTCTTCATCCACACCGCCTGTTCCAGGAGCTGGATTAGTAACTGTATAATTAACAGCTTTACCTTCATCATCGCTAATTCTAGTTTTAATATCAGTTGTTTTTCCTGTTATAGATCCAGCAATAATATTTCCATCTGCACCCTTTGTTAATTCTGTTGTAACTTGTACTGTTGCTCCAGGTTCAGGTTGATAACCAATTAGTCCATTACCAAATTGAAGACTGAATCCTGTATCATTTCTCTTCTTAACATATCCCTTTGTATTCTTATCCATTAAAAATAAACTACTATACTCTGTATATGTTTCATATCCAGAAGAACCAGGAGGACGAACCTCAACTATTACATCAGATATTTTTTTAGTTATATCAGTAAAAGTTACATCGAAATCAAAAAATTGATATGTTTGTAAATCTCCAGGAACTTGAAATTCTTGAATATCAGTTTCAAATTGTTTGAAAGGTAAAACTACAGAAAAATATCTCTTTCCATCATCTGTAGTTGATACAGTATAGGGCATATTATAAACTTTATTATCTTCTCTAATAGTTATTGTTACATTTGAATTATCTACAACATTAACTGTAGTTGAATAATAAGTATTAAATGCTATTGCACCAGCTGATAGTTCAAATCCCTCCTCTATCTCAAATGTTACATCATTATCTTCAAACTCTAATTCAAACGAAAATAAAACATTTACATATGCAGTTGATGCTTCAGAAGGAGTATACCCTAAAAATGATGCTAAATTATAAATTGATGATGATAATTGAGCTTTGGTTAAAAAGAATTCTCTATAAGAAGATATTTGATAAAATAAGGTATTGGTTGTCAGCATAGATAACGCTTCAACAACGAAAGCAAGAAATGAAGACTTAGTCAAATCAACCTCATTTAGTTCGAGATATTGTGCCAAAAGCTCTATGATTTTAAGAGTTGTTTGATCTTTAGATTTATAAACTTGATACGATGTTGTATTATCTACCATAAGTCATTTCCTTATATAAAATAAAAACCACTATTATTATCAAATAATGTTTTTGTAGTTTCTCTTAAACTTTCATTTTTTGATAAAAGTCTTGTCATAAAAGAAGCGTCATCAACAGTATGAATTTTTTTATCATAATCATAAAATGTGTATGTTTCTTGTACCTGTTGATTTAGTTGAGTTTCTGTTACGCTTTGTTCCAAACTTACAATAATTTTCCAAAATACTCTATCAGCATTTACAGATTTTTCTACTCCACCAATATTGAATAAAGGATATACATTATTGGTAGGTCTTAAATAATCCTGCTCTAATTTAAGTTTATCATTGGGTAAAGGAGTTATTCCATATGTACTGGGAATAACAAATGTACTATTATTCTCTTTAATATAACCAATATCTTGACCATCTAGAGGTGTGTTGATCTCATCAATATAATAGACTGGAAGTAGTAAAACTTTATTCCATCTTACTCCAGAGTATTCACCAACTCTATCATAAGAACCAGCAAAAACATTTTCATCTTCCCAAATAGTTTCATTTGTATCAATATGATAATATGTAGTTAAAAACGCAACAACATGCTTACTATAATAATCATATATTAAATTTTGATACTCATGAATGTAGTCATATATTCTTTCATATTTTTGCATTATGTTTGTCCCTGTGCTGCTGAACCAGCTAATGTAGAACCATCAAATCGTACAGATAAAGTTCCCCGATCTCCATCATAGTCAATAATAATATCAATTTCAAAACCTTTTTTGTTAGAGATTAATCGAACTTCTACATCTTCAATACTTGCTCTATTGTCATATTTTTGTATTCTATATTCAATTTCAGTTTTTATTTCTTCTATAGTTTGATCATTAACAGGTTGAAATATCATTAAATGTAAATCGCTTCCATATTCAGGATCATGCATATGAGTTCTTCTAGGAGTAATTAAAATATTATTCCACGACGAAATAATCACATCTAAATTACTTATTTTTTGAAAATCTCCTGCTGATGTTATCTTAGGGAGAAAGTCATGTAGTTTACCTTCGGAACCAGTAACTTCCTGTTTAAATCTATCTAATAAATTTGACATTTAACCGCCTTTGAGTCCGCTAATGATTTCTTCTGCAACCATTTTTTTCTTCTCATCTTCTAAATCACTTTTCCATTTTAAATAAGCGTAAAATCTCTGAATAGGCATTCTAATGATGTCATTGTATGATTGCTTGCTCATTTCCATACATGAGAAAATATTTTTTTCAAGTTGGGATCTGTACTCGTTAATTTCTTCAGAACGAGTACACCATACGAAAAAAATTGCCCACTAAATCAATATCTATTACTTCCTCAAAACCACAGTGTTGACAGGTACTCAACATCTTTAATTCAATACCATACTTTCCAAAAGTGTCTTTATATTTTCCATAGAGAAATCTTTTATCTTTAGAAGGAAGACTTCTATAAGCATCAATTATATCTTCTCTTTCAGAATAGACAATACTATCCCCACCCTTTTCTGGATTTTGATAAAACTTTTGAATGATTAAAGTCTCTGTAAATATATCTAAATTGGCACTTCCTCTTTGACTTTTTAAAGAAATAACCTCATCCCATAGAGTAGGTTGTTTCAACGTAACAAATACAGTTTTAGAAACAGGTAATTCAATATCAAATTCCTTACTAATAATATCTCCATTTGGATAAGATTCCATGCTGAATGTTTCTGAAGCTTTAACTGTTACAGGATATCCTTTATCACAAGAACTGCATGTAACATCATAGTTTCTAATATCCTCATAAGTAATATGATATAAACCATATAGTAAAGCATCTCTATCTTTTAAAGTAGTCTGTTTCAACCAGGTATCATAACTTTTAATAGCATCTGGTTTTTTGACAAACGCATCATAAATACACTTATTCAAATGATCATTTGCTTTAGTTGGAGTTAAGAAACTAGCTTTGAGACGTTCTTCTTCTTGAACATTTAATGATCTAACGTGATACGATAAATTTGTTTGTGGGGTTATTACTTCATATTCTGGATACTTAATATCAAATCCTTTAAACATAACTCTATCTCCTTTCAATTCTCATTTATTAAAATTTTTACTACTTCCTGAAAATATCTCTATAACAGGAAGTAGTATTTTCATAACCTTATTATGTAGCTGAGTTCATAATATTTCCGTAATCTTCAATAACGTCTGCTTTAATTGCATATACATCATCTGCTAACATTTGACATTTTTCTTTAACCCATTGTTCATGCCATACATAGTCACAGTTAAACTCAATTTCTACATCCAGTCTACCTACTGTTTCTACATCACTTGTAAAAAGATCTTGTGGATCTTTTGTTGGAAAAACACCGTCATATGCTGCATAATATTCAACTGTTTTTGCATCAGGTGCTGTTGTCCAGTAATACATTACACACGCATAAGTTGATTTAGTGTAACCACTAAGGTTGTCGCCATCAATTAGATTAGCTGTTCCAGTACGATAATCTCTTATCATCTTGATCCAACCATGAAAAATATTTAAAAGTGGTATTCCATTGAATTCTAAAAACTTTACAGAAACAGAATTTCCATAATCAATGTTTCCTGGAACTGCCCACTTTACTCCACCCAATCCTGTGAACTCAACCTTATTTAGAGTTCCTCCAGGAGGGGTAACGGATAAACATGAAGCTGCTAAAATATTTCCAATTTGTTTTGTAGTCATATCATCAGCATATTTCGGAAGACCATTTGGAATACTAGCAAAATATACAAAGTGATAACCGCTTAGATATGGATCAGCTACACCAGCAACTGTTCCGCCAAAATTTCTAGTCAATCTATTATTTGGCACTTTAGCAAAAGAATTTTTAATGCCCATCTTATAATACCTCCAAATTAAACTTTCATTCTCGATCTAATAATTTTCTTAACAGAATCCCAATCTCCATTCGTTATTGTAATTGCTTTATCGTCAATATAAAATTTAGCTCCTAATTTTTCTGAAGTAATTCTATTAAAATAAATTTCGTGATCAGTTAAATAATTTTCAATATTTTTTATCTCTTTTAAATGATCTCCACCTATTTCTTCCGCATTTTCTTTTGAAGCACGAGTTGTGAATATAACAATTTCAAAACCCATTCCTTTTAACCAGTCTATTGCTTCTTTAGCTCCATCAAATGGTTCCTCATAAAGTGATCCATCTTGATAACCCTTTGAATATTTAAATATTGTATTATCAAAGTCTATCATTACTCTTTGACTGGCATTAGAATTTATTACCTTTTCTTCATAGTATTTAATAACTTTCTTTTTTTTAGTAGCGAATCCCATAGGAAAAACGGACTCACTATTTTGTATTTTTTTCAGATAATCTCTAATTTTCATATATTCAAATGCTCCGTTAAGTAAACATCAAGTTTACATTTTGTTCTAAGAAAATATCCACATCTCGTTTAAAAAATAGATCTATATATATTAATAATTGAATAGGAAAATATTTTTATCTTTTTTTAACCAACCATTTCAGGGAGGAGTACAAACGATGGATGATATTAAAATTTCAGAAGAAAAAATCAAGTATGTAATTAAAACATTAAATGAACAGTGGGATAAAAATGATCCACTTATTAGAACTGTTGCAACAATAATTGGCGTTATAACACTATTATTTATACCTATTTTATTTTCGTTGATTATAATTTTATTATTTGGAGGGCAAAGAGTTCTTTATCATATGATGGAATTAAAGAAGAAGGAATCTTATGATGAAGTCGATGAAACAAATAACACATAAAATTAATGATTACTCAAATATTACATACTATTATAATAAACATTTTAAGACAGATCGATATGAAGTATTTTATAATTCTGAAATTGGACTTCAAATATTAAGAGGAATAAACGGTCTGGAAGATCCTATTGTTTTAGATTATCCCATACTATTAGACATTGGAATTATGGGTCACTGTAAAAATAAATGTGCTATTTGCTATCAAAGTAATGAAATAGAAAAACACATGTCTCTTAAAAATTTTAAATTGATAATGGATCAAACAAAGTATCGAGTTAATGAAGCTGCACTGGGTGGTAGAGGAGATCCAAATCATCATCCCCAATTTAAAGACATTGTTGAATATGCCATCAAACGTGATGTTGTTCCCACTTATACAACAAGTGGTTTTAATCTCACAGATGAACAGATAGAAATTTCAAAGATGTGTGGTGCAGTTGCTGTAAGCGATTATGGACAAGACTATACATATAACGCAATTAAAAGATTTCAAGAAGCAAATATAAGAACAAATATTCATCTTGTATTTACATCTGCTTCATATGAGAAATGTATTGTAATACTCCACGGTCACAATCCTTGGAAACGTAAAATAAATTTAGATAAAATAAATGCAGTTATTTTTTTATTATTCAAACCAGTAGGAAACGCTAAACAGCTATACTCTTTACAACCAAAACCATATCATATATCAGTATTTTCAGAATTAATATTAGAAAATAAAGGATTTACAAAAGTTGGTATGGATGCTTGTTTAGTTAATCATATTAAAGAAATTCCAAAACATATGGAACCAGTATTACAAACCTGTACTGCTGCAAAAGAATCAGCATGTATCAGTCCATCATTAATCATGACTCCTTGTAGTTATATGCGTTCTAAATCTCCCTCTTATAAAATTACGCAAACAAAAACAATTGAAAAAATATGGAATACTTCTAATCTTTTTAAATCATTCAGAAGAAAATTAAAGAAACAACCAAATATTTGTCCAATTGAATTTTAAGGGAGGGGATAAAATGTATGATAATTCAATAAATTTAATGTGTCTAAAATGTGTTAAAAATAATCCTAAGATACCCTCTGATCCCCTTAATTTAGTACATATACCCCCATCACCTTATAAACTATGTCCAAAGTGTAAAGCAAGAATTTCAAATTATAGATATTTTAGTACTCATGAATTAGAACGATTAGAAATAGATGGAGGTGTTGATAATAAAAGAATAGAAAAATATAGAAGTTAAAGAGGTTATTATGAGAATAAAGTTTGACTTTGTAACCAACTCAAGTTCATCATCATTTATGGTTGGTTGGCCAAATAAAATAATGTATTTAACAGATGTTTTAAAATATATTCACGATAAAAGTAAAGCAAAACAAGTTTTTAAAGATGCAAAAAATAATCAACATATTATTCAACTTGATCCAAACGATAAAAATCTTATTGAAGATCTTGCTCAACATATAACAGTAGGATCCATGGAACATCTTTGTAGTCAACCAAAGTATAGAAAATATTGGAAGGAGAAACTTCATTATAGAAAGTATGAACTCGACTTTAAAGAAAGACATAATATTACAGAAGAAGATCTTAATAAAAACTATTACTATAGACATCTACTTTATGAAGAACGTGAAATTTATACATTGACATTGGCAAGACAAATAGCAAGAGATTTTTGTGAGCAAAATAAATTCTACTATTTATACAAATTTGAATATGGAGATAATGAAGGTGATTTCTTTTCAGATATGGAACACGGAAATACCTTTTCACTTCTCCCCCATATTAAAATTAATAAACACTAAAAGGAGTTATTTTCAATTACTATGGGAATACAAATTACTGATGTGATAGCAGTACCGGAAGACTTTATTATTGAAGAGTATATGGGTATGAGAGAAAGAATGGGATTTTTTAAATATCCTGATTATATTACGCTCGCCTTAATTGGTAAAACCAATGCGGTTATTAAGACAACAGGTTTTCTTAAAGTTAGTTTATTATCACATGCTCAAAATCATATGCAGGAAAGACAAGCAATAGCATCAGCTGCTGCATACTTAATGTGTCTAGACGAGTTGGGATTAATAGTTACCTCATTTAAAAAGTTCAGTTTTAAAGAGTTATTATGGAGTGGCAATAAGGAAGAAGCATTTGATGTATTTATGAAAGAAGTTGTACAAGAATCATCTGGCATGGCAGTTCATATGGTTAATATTTTTCCCTTAATTCAGAATAGTAAATTTTATTTAGAAAGTGCTATTCAAAATCTTTTGAGACTAGATGAACTAGAATTGGATAGACAAGAAACTCTAGCATCAATAGATCGAATTGATTAAACTACCAACGAAAAAAAGACCGACTAACAATTGATTAATTAGTCGGTCTTTTTTTTGTCTAAATTTTATATAATAAAAAAGTTCAACTCAATTTTCTCAACCACTCTGGTTGGTTGCAGAATGATATTAACATGGAAGGTCTTTGTTTTCTTCTCATAATCGGTTGCACCAACCTCAATAGAATAAGAATCAAGACCTCTTTTGTTCTTAATAACTTCCAAGAACTCTGTTATTGCTCCACCTACTTCACCCCATGTAATAGGATCGTTTTGTTCAAAGATAAAGAAACGACAGAATTGTTCAAGAGCTCTCTTACAATACAGAACAAGTCTTACAATATTAACATCCTGTAATGCACTCGCTTTAGCTTGAGATGTCAATTGTCCCCAAACGACATAACCAGCTGAAAATTGAACAATTGGATTTAGTTGTTTTAGATACATCTGATCTCTTTGCCCAAGTCTTGGATTATATCTAAGCTCTTTAATACTATCAATTGCACCTCTAGTGAATCCAGCTGCTGCAAACCAAAGTTCAGCAATATTATCATTTCTTGGTAGCAGGTATGCCATATGATACATTGGAGAGAACCAAATATCTTGACCTGTAAATGGATCAGAAACTTTATTGTATGATTCATATAATGAAACATAATAGTTATTAAATGGATGACTTTCTGTACGTGTTGCCAACGCAGTAGTCACTGATACATTATCACCATTATCAAGAACTCCAATACAATCCTTTCTGGTTGTACAAAGTGTACTGATAGCTGTTTTTGTATCTGATGGATAACCAGCATCAAATACAATTGAAAAATAAATGTTCTCAGTATCCAATACTTCATCTACATAATTTCCAGTATTCGGATTTGTTAAAACACCTGTATATCCTTGTTCAAGTAGAGTTGGTGCTGAATATAGAGCATTAGGTCCTGAATCATCAGTATTAAGAGCACCATCTATCCACAGTGATCCTTCAGTTCCTTTTCTTAAAGGAACTGGTTCAGATGAACTAAATGCATCAGCAACATTTATATATGACTGTCTAACTGTATATGTAACTGTGGAATTAACATCAAATGCTGCTATTTCTTCTGATGTACCATTCCATGACTGTGTAGTAAGACTTCTTTCTTTAAATACACTGATGGTTTCATTATCGACTCCTGATGAAGCTCCTAACCAACCCCAGATTTCATTTCCTCTACCATCTTTAGCAACTACAACATAATCTGCTGGAGATGCTGCTGATTCCCAGTCAGAGAAATCTTGTTTAACATCAGTGATAGTTGCTGCAGCAGTAGTATCGACAACAGTTGTAGTTCCAATTTCTTTATCATACTCTTTAACTGCTAATTCATAACCACTTGTATAATCACCACTTGCAAGTTCCATATCTGCTCTTAAAACAGATGAATATGTTTCAAGAATTGATCCAATAAAAATAGACTCACCAGCTGAATCAACAGCTTTAGGTTCAAAAGAAACTTCAAATGATTCAATAATAACATCATCATCATCCGATTGTTTCTCATATACATCTAGAACATAAACCCCAGTAAGTGTTGGATTGGAATGCTCTGTAAGTCTTATTCCAAGAGCGTTATAATAATCTCCTCTTCCAATTGGTCTAAGAAATGCAACTGGTTTAGTATCTCCAACTGCTGCTAGATTTGTTGTAACTTCTGCTATAGAATTTAAACTATCAACATACGTAATTGAAATTGAAGAAGTTCCATCAGTATTTAATGAACTATCAATTCTAAAGTTAGCATATTGTGCATCATCTGGTAATAGACGAATCCAAAATAATGCACCCGATTCACCTAAGTAATTGTACGCTACATATGGACCTTGTCCATAACTCTTTCCAAAATCGGTAATTTTAGGTTCACCAAATTCAGAAATCAATTCTGCTCTTGAACCCAAAAATATCAATTCGTTATCTCTTCCCTTATGTGTAAAACCGCAAAGAAAACCAATGGTTGACGGTACAGCTTGCACATAAGCAGAGAGATCAATAATTTTGGTGTATACACCCGGAGAAACATTAGCCATTTTTTATAACCTCCATAATAAATTTTTTATAATAGATCTAATTTATATTTTTCCTTTCTCTCCAGGTCTAAGTTTAAAACTCCTTTTAAAATTTTCTAATATCCTTTAGACGTAAAGGTACCACACAAAGACTAGTCTTCTATCTGAAGTCTTTACAATTGATGAGAAGGTAACCCTTGCAAATAAGAAAAAGTCACCTGACCAACCTCCTGCATTTGAAGTTGCAGTAAATAAACCTGCCTCACTTATTTGCTTACCGTTTGCATCATCAACTCCGATAGTAACTGTAATTTTTAGAATTAACCATTTATCATCATTTAATGGATCCCTTTCAAATTCAATCTGATCAAATGGATGTTTAAATCCACTATCTGCTGCAGTTGAATCATCTGTATTAATTTCTACAGCTGAATTAAGATCAGTATTAATTAATGTTGGTGGTACAGGATCTAAAGGATCAGCTGGTAAGACTCCGCCATTACCTAAACCAAACCAGCTAAGAAAATGATCTTTTGCGTTCGGAGCATTTGAACTTGATGAATTATTTTGTCTAACTAACATTTGAGCAAGCGCTTCTCTTCCGTTATAAACAACTAAATTGTTCTTTCTAACAAGTTGTTTTTTTCCATTTTCATCTACTTCAAAGATATGAACCACACCTAGTGGTCTTCTACTAACACTCATATCTCTGTTAAAAGAATCTCCTAAACATTCTTCACCATAATGATCATGGATCTGAACCTCAGTTGTTTTTATCTTATTTTCCATAGTATTCTTCCTTCTAATGTAATAGCGGATAAAGTTTATATTTTGTTCTAAAAACCTTTTGAGATTAGATACTTGAAACGAAAAAATAGGGGGTGCAGGGACATAGAGCATCATTTTATCTATATCAAATTAAACTGCACCCCCAGGCCCGCCCAATGGCCACTCTATTCTAGAAATGTTGCACATCCAGAACAAAATTTAGCTGAAGATTTTGATTTCTTTCCACAAGTAGGACAGGTAATTTTATTCTTAACAGATAATGAACTTTTTATCTTTACACCGCTTTCTGTTAAACCACAAAGTTTAATAATTATAACTTTTGAATCTTCTAAAGGACCCATTGAAGCATAGTTAAAAGCTTGATTAATCTGGGAACCTTTTACAGTAATTCCTTCATCCTGTGCAGGAGTCACTCCAAGATTTTCAACACTACAATTATATGAAGAAACTGGTTCGCCAAAACTTGCAATTCCTCTTCCTCTAATTACATCTCTATCATCTCCACTATCTCCACTATCTCCACTATTACTATAAGTCCAATCTGCATCACTTCCATAATGATCATATCTAAATGGTGGATTATAATGATGATGGTGATGAACTTCATCAATAGTTTTAGTAATCCAAGGTTCTTTAGATGGTCTCTCAAATGCAAATTCAACTCTTACAACACCATCTTCAATCTTATCACCACGATGCTCTTGTATCTGTTTTGTTTTCTGAATGAATCTAAATCTGTTTCTAGCTGTTGCTCCTTTTAAGAAACCCATCAATTCAGATGTTTCATTTGCACCAATAATTAAACTATGTCCATCTAAAACATCCTGTCCATCAATATCAATATTAAGCGATGCTCTTTGAGTATTCAAATTCTTTAATAGTAATGAATACTCTGACTTAAAGGGTAGATAAACAGTATCATCCTTTACTCGAAGAATTTTACCACCACATTTGATTTCTGCAACGAAGCGATCTTTGTAAGTCATCATAACATCCTCCTTTTACAGGTCACTGACTAAGACCTCAGATTTATTTAAAGTCAGTTGGTATATTGGTTGGTGTACATATATATGTTCTAATTATATATATTAATAACTAATAGAATTAAACTTATATCTTTTTTAATAAGTTTCAAATTGAAAGGAAATAAAATGAGCGCACAAATTAGTTTTTTAAGACTGAATAAAGAATTTAGTATAGAAGATCTTAAACAACTCGTAGATAATAAAAAATGGATTCACAAGAATCTAAATAATTTGATTATCGCATTAAAAGATCTTCAAAATTATGGTATTTGTACTCGAGATGATGCTGGTTATAACGAGCTTTGGGAAATATTTCATGATAATAATTTAATTCTTGATACAGTACATTTGGGAGGTTGGGATAGCGCTCTAATAAATCTTAACGCTTTAAAAGTTGATAGATCAGTTTCAGAGTGAGAGGTCTATGCTGGTGGAGCGAACGGGGTGATCATCTTCGTTGCTTATCCCAGTAAGAATGATCCCTTTCACTCTGAATCAAAAAATAAATTCTATAAAAGGGGGTGAAAACTTATGCCAAAGAGAGATGGTGATAGAACTTGTATCACCATCTCTTTTTTTTGGTTTATATATTCTTAAGTTATATCATAACTATACATTCCACTAGTTGACCCTGCCACATAAATAAAACCCGTAGCTTTATGAATTTTAAAATAATGACCAGTTGAAGAAGGTGCATATGTATCATCTGTATCTATATGTGTTAAATTTCCACTACCATCTACAGAATAGCTTAATATACCATCTAATTCTGCTACAGCATAAATATAAGTTCCATCACCCCAAACACCCTTGTACCAGCCTGGTACATTATCTTTTGTATCTATATATGTTAAGTTTCCACTACCATCTACAGAATAACTTCTTATACCCTCAGAAGTAGCAACATAAATAAAATTTCCATCACCCCAAACATCATAATAACCCCCACCTTGATTATGTGTATCTATGACTGTCAAGTTTCCACTTCCATCTACAGAATGACTTCTAATTCCAATACCCGAATGAGCACCATAAATATAAGTTCCATCCCCCCAAACTCTATAACAAAATCCACCTCCACCCACTAAACTTATATGTGATAAGATACCACTTCCATCTACAGAATAAGTTCTTATACCAAGACTAGTAGCAGCATAAATATAAGTTCCATCACCCCAAACACCATAGTAAGTACCACCTTCATCCTGCCAGTTTACTATATATGTTAAGAGTCCACTACCGTCTACTGAATAGCTTTTTATACCATCAGTACCGACAGCAACATAAATAAAATTACCATCTCCCCAAACACCCTGGTAATTATCTACACCTTGATAATCTGTATCTATATGAGTAATTTCACCTGTAGAAGGATTAACAGAATAACTATGAAGACCACTACCACTAGCAGTAGCATATACAAAAGTTCCATCATCAAAAACATCTGTATGACTTCCTCCTGCATTTCCCTGATCTAAAGGTATAAAAAATCCTGATGGTGCTGCTGACGTTGATGAACTGCTTGATGAAATAGAGCTTGAACTTGAACTACTTGAGGAAGAAGTAGAGCTACTCGAACTACTCGTATTATAAACTTGTATAAAAACCGCATCAAATGCTGTTTTACAATCAAACTTTCCAGATAGATGATTTTCATAAAGAGTAGCGATAACACTAGTTCCATCAGCAGGATCATATACATAACCACTAGGATCACCCTGTTCACCATCAAAATTAGCAAAACCTCCAGTCGTTACTTCTTCATAAATTAATTCATCCACTTCAGCAGTAGAATCTGTTACTATTATTGTAGACGTACCATCCTGAACCATTGATCCATTAAGAACTTCATTATAAACAATAGAAGTCGAATCCAAATCAGGTGGAATACATACTAATGATATATGACGTATTTCCTCTATGAATGGAAAGAAATCAGTTTGTCTTATATCTGATACAGCACCAATATCATGATAGGAACCACAGTCATAAGTTTCTCTTGCATAATATAAATTACTTGTTGAATCTTCTAAACAAATTGTACAAGGTCCAGTTGAATCAATATTCTCTTCTGTACAACAAGGATTTCCATTTGCTGTTAACCAATCATAGATAGGAAATTCTACTCTTGGAACTTCAGGATCATCTTCAACAATAATTGTATTAAATAGAGGATTGCTTATTTGTAATAACTCAAGTAATAATAATCTTGCTCTATATGGTTTGAAGAAATTAATAACAGGTTTAAGATCATCAAAAAATGAATCTAAACCAAACATAATGAATCCCATATTAACAAAACCATATCCAAGATTAATACGAACCCAAGTTGATAGATCTTTCATTAAACTAAATAGCATCTCAGAGTCTGTTAATGTAGTAGAGTCCAATGAAGCTTTCAATGAAGGATTTATTAGAGTTAGAAACATTTCAGCATCTGTCTTGTTTTGTAGAAAGTTTCTAGGATTTTCTCTAGTGAATCCATCATAAAATGTTGTAAGACCAGATAGAATCTCTGCTCTAACAGTTGGTTTAGTGGTTGCAGTTTCAAACTCATCTACTATGTCAGTTATTATAGAACTAGTTCCATCATAACATATAAAACTATCCCCAGTTTGACCAACATTGTATTGCTTAATAAAAACATATAAAACTGATAGATAGAGTTCTAATAAAGAAACGACCTCACCTATTTCACTAACTTCAGCATTTGCTTCTGGTGGCACTCCATTATCTAAATAATATTGAAATTGATCTTGTACAAGTCGAATAAGAATACCAATTTCAGCACCATCAATAGCAGCTACTGGACGAACACCTAAATAGGGAGTTTTAGAAGGAAGGTTAATATCATTTGTTTGTTGCAGTTGTAAGATTTGTTCTTCAGTATATAACCAGTGAGGATCATCTGCAGTTAATCTTTCATATTCAAATATAAGTTTAGAAGGATTAGTTGTTGTTCCAGCAACTGCTGTTCCTTCAAAAATTAAAGAATTTGCATTTTTTAACTTTATAAAAAACTCATATACATCCACTTTTGTAACACCATAATATTGTAACACTTCAACAATAGCTTGTGGTGTTCCTTTTCGTTTATACAAATTAACAAGATCTAAAAAGAAATTAATTTTTAAATCAGTGGGATTTTCATCATGTCCTTTTAATTGTGGAGAATAGTTATATCCAAAACTTCTAAATAACTCATCAATATCAGAATTAGAAAGAGTTCTTGGGTCTGTTATTTTTGATGTTGCTGAACCAATAGTTTGATGTGATGCATACCAGTCAAGCAGAAAAGCTCTTAAACGTAACCAATCATTTTCATTAGTAGGAGGAGCTCCACCAAGAACAAAATCGAAATATAATTGACCTTTAGCTTTAGCATCCTTGGCAAGGGAATCAAGCACTTCCGTCATACCATCTACAGTTTCTCCACTTGCTGCAGTGAATATGTCCCAAAAGTTATCTACTGTAAACAAATTTTTATCTCCCCTTAGTCAAACGTAGTAATATCTGGTTCTCTTAAAGTCATGTAGTCAAAATACTGATCCATAACATACATTTCATAAAGAGATTCTAAAACAGTTCCGTTTGATACTAATGTTGAATTATTATAATTGGAATAGTTACTATATATTTTTAAATCTAAATATAAAAAAATTAACTTTGATAAAACAGTCGATAAGTTTTCATAATTCGCATATAAAATATTTGCAGTTGAATCAAAAGAGGTAGAGAGGGAATCAACTATTGTTACTCCAGTTGAATCCCCTCTATACGCTAATAAAGAATCCAATAAAACAAAATCATCAGATTGCAAAGTAAAGACATTTGTTCCTTCGTCATCATCCGTTATAAGATATTTAGCTGATGCTGGATAAATCATAATTCGATGTTTAACAACGTTGGGCCAACAAGAAATACTTTCTTCTTTATACAGATATTTATATGTTGGATATGTTACTGTATCAAAATCATCATTAAAAAGAAGAGCTATAAATGAATTGGGTGTAAGATAAACTGAACCAATATCAACTGGCAAAGGAACCTCATTCTTATTTATTGAAGATCCTACTACAAACGAATGAAACCACGTTTGTAATTCAGAAACTAATATAGTAGATGCTAATGTCATTTAATTCCTCACGTCAGTCTGAATTAAATCAGCTGTACTCATCATATCTAACACATGAATAAAGAGAGTTTCTGGATTATAATCCTTAAAGGAAAAAGGTTTATTTTTTGGTACATCTGTACTCCATTGACCAGAATGAAATCTCATAGATTCCTCCATGATTTGAAATTCTTCTTCAGTTAATATTTCTAAAAATGTATCTTTATTAATATTAACCATATCAGCAGCTGATTGATCATGTTTAGTATCTGTATGTCTACGACTTCCTTGTTTTCCATATTTCAATGAGTCATGTAAAGCAATTGCAAGCAACATTTTATCTCCGTTAGATGTTCTTAATTTAAAGTTGAACAACCTCATAACTTTAGTTGCTGCATAAAGTAATTCATAAACATGCTCTCCTTGATTAGGAACATCTCCATTCAATTTCTTATGCCATTTTCCTGTTGACGATGTTGCCTTATTCCAAGTATTGGGAAGTACACGATCAATACCCTTCCATAAATTAAACGCTCTTCCTGTCAAATTATTATTTAACAATTCAGTAATCTTCTCTTTATACTCCATTATATTTCCTTTCTTTTAAATCAACTTATCTTATTTATCAGAAGCTTCACTTTTATTTAATTTATGAGATTTGAATCTAATATTAACAATTTCTTCTGCTTGTTCATCCAAATTAATAATCTGACCATCAAGTAAAAATGCTTTTGTTTGAACTATTGTTGCTTCAGTTTTTAACCAATTTAATAATTGTATCTTTGCTGGTTTTGATAATTTAGATTCAAACACTATTGATCCAGCAAGTTTTTTTAATTTAACTGTATTCATTTTTATTGTCCTCCAATGTATTTACTTCATTAACTCATCTAACTTACTCTTAACTAAATCTTTTTTTTGTTTTAAATTGTCATAATCCTCCATAGCTTCAGAATCATTTGGATGTTGTCTTAACCATTGTCTCATCTTGTATATTTGATTTTGAATACTATCTAATAGATTAGAATAATATCTATAATCATTTTCTCTTTTTTGATTTTCTAAAGAAACTTGTTGCTCCTTTCTAAATTGTTCTAAATTCATTACTAAATGTTTTTCTATATTTTCAAACTTTAAATTAGTTACTTCCCTTTCACCTGCAATATCTTTATCGTGATCGTCTTGATTATTATATCTATCTTCTAAAACAAATCCAGTAGTCACAAGAGAAGCAACTATTAAAATTGCTCCACCTATTACTGTAATTTTTTTCCACATTTTAACATTCCTTTCAACCTAAACGCTTTCTTTCTTTTTCATTATAAACTATTTCTTCAATTCTAGTGTTTATCAAATCATCAAGATCATTAACACCTCTTCTCAACATAATTTCTGTACGCTCCGGAATTTGTTTTTTAACTTCATTAAAGACAGTATTTTTTATGTTAGTTGCTTCTTCTTTAGTGATTTTACCATCAGCAGCATATTTCTTCATTTCTTGTTCTGCTTTTTTAACAGCACCAGTTGCTATAAAATTGAATTGTTTAAATGCAAAATCAATTGCTTCATTATCTGTTCTTCCTCTAACAAATCTTCGAAGTTCATTCAATCCCCAAGTTAAAACTATTCCTACTGCTGTAACTAAAGTAGGAACAATCAACATCATAAATTGTTTCAATATTTCATCTACCATAATTTACCTCCCAAGCAAAGGTGTTGATAATTGTGCATCTGCATCTGCTTGTATATGTTTTGGAACCTCTGCTTGAATATAAATAGTTAAATTTCCAGATCCAGGTGGAATAAAAATAACTTGTCTTTGTAAGTTATTTGTTTCTTCTAAATTAATATCTTGTTCTTGTAATTTCTCAAGATCTTCATTGTTACCAACATAGTAATGAAAATTAACATCATATGTTCTTACAGTACACGATAAAAATATTAAAAGAAAAAGTGATATATAAATTAATCTATTCATTATGATTTCCATGAATATATTTTAATTCTTGGTTTATAAATTCCAAGGTTGTCAAATTCACCTGGTCTCAAAGCTCTATCTTGTTTTTCTAATATTTTAGATTCTTCTAATACCCATTGAGCAAATTCAGAACAAAAGCTATATTTTTCTACATCAACACTAACCTTTTTATATGAGTTACGAATTAATGATATATAGTCATATTTCATTTCTACTACTCGACCTTCTGCTAAAAGACAAATACTTGCAACTTCATCTCTATATTCATTATACTCACTCTTTAGAGAATGCCAATATATAGTTCCTTTATAATTTTTTAATCTAGCAGATATTAAATTCAATTCAAGACCATTTGCTAATGCTTCCATTATAAATTTTCTATCTTTAATATTTTTAAACTGATCCACACACCATAAAAGAGCAGTATGATTAACATCCTTCTTTGTTATCTTACGTATCATTCTTCCAACAAATGAATGAGTAGCAAATTCCAAAAGATCTCCATTATCCATCAAATGACGATATACATAATATTGTCCTAGATCTTTTATTCTATCCATATGCTTAATCCCCTCACTTCGACCACGAGATCATCAATACTAGATATTACAAGAATAATATCATCTGGAGGAATTATTTCAGCTTGTGGAATTTGTAAAAATGTGCCACCAAGAAGAAGAATTTGAGCACCAACCATTTTATTTATTTTAGTAAATTGAGCTAAAACTATGGTTTGTAGATCACCAAATGATAAACCATTTTTAACACGGTCTTTAGTATAGTCTGCCCATTTTTTAAACTCTTTAAATGTATATCCTTCTAATATTAGACCTTCTTTAGATACAACTTCTAATCCCCTATGAAGAACACATGGGTCGAGACTATAATCTTGTTCCAAATTGCAAATATAACTCACTCTTCCAGCTTCTCTAACTTCAATACAAAACTGACTTAATTCAATTTGTGAACCATCCGGTTTATCAACAATACAAGGAACTGTTACTCCTCCTGGTTGTAGTCCAATACTCGAACACGCTACCATTAAAAGTAATACACCTGAACACAATGCCATAACTAAACTTTTCATAACTTATCCTCGCTTCTGATTTGGTTTTTTCTTACCAAGTATTTTTACGACTTCTTTTAAGATTTTATATTGATCTCCACTTGCTGCAGCATTTGTTGCTTGTTCATATATGATGTCTTGAATCCGTTTGGTTTTACTTCCAACTTTTGCCATATATTTATAAATGAACTCTTCATTAACGTGTTTTTTAAGATCGTTTCTTGTAATTTTTCTCTTTTCAGTTTTTGGTTTAACATTTGTAGTTTTAATATTTCTATATTGACTAAGCTTCTCCTCAACAATTTGTTCCTTTTTTAACTTGGTCTTATCACTTGATTCTGAAACAGACTTAACTTTGACTCCAGTTTTTCTATTCTCACTAACTCGAGAACGATCATCTTCATCTGCTATTTTAGCTTCAATTGTCACAGGCATCTTAACTTCTATTTCACCTTTCCAAGGACTAAAATAATCTTGATCTTCTGTATATAAATCAAGTTGAGCTTCAAATACTGTTCCATTTTTAATAGCTTTCTTAACAAGATTTTTTAATGGAGCAATAACTGCCTGTATTTGATTATCTCCAACGACGACTGGAAATCCAAGTTGAACTTCTTCGGAAATAAAGAATCTTACAAACCCATTAATTTCTGAAGAACTTGCTCCTGACAATTCAACTTCAAATGTCAAAACCTTTTCTTTAGTTGGATTTAAATATAACATTATTTTTTACCTCTTTTAATAATCACCTATTGTAATTTGTTTAACAAGAATTTTTAATCCTTTATCTTTTTCCTTAACATTTCTAAAATATACTTTATCAACTGTAACTGCAAACTTTTGTTTTTCTGCTAATTGACTAGTTGGTGGCGCTCCACCTCCAAATCCTGTACCTCCACCACCGCAACAATCTCGAAACATTCCTCCAGTTGCGATGCTTACTGACATTCGATTGCCCTCCAACCAATAGTACTTTTTGATTTCTCACTTCTTAAATTTTTTTGATTAGAACTTACCTCTATGCTATTTTTTAAACTTCTCCTTATCATAGAAAATGATAAATTCATTTCATTACAAAAATTTAATAAACCATCTTTAACTGTAAAAATAATTCCTTGTGGCGATACCATTTTATATTTTTTAGACATTGGATTTTTTCTACCAACAAAACATTCTTTCTCTATCAAAACATCTGATATTTTTAAATTTGTCTCTTTAGTTGGTTTATATAAACGTCGTTTTTTATTTCCCTTCTCTATAATTTCCTTCTTTCTTTCTTCAGATAATTTACAAAAGGGATTATTACTACCTTTTAAATAGCTATTATCTCTTTTTAATATATTTCTTCTTCTTTCTTCAATAGTCATATTTTTAAAGATTCCATTTTTTAAATAAGTGTTATCCCTATTTTCACAAGCTTTTTTAGCAGCTAATTTTCTTCTTTCAATAGATATTCTTTCTTTGGTCCATAGTGGACCTCCTTCCCCACCTTGTGTCATATTATAACCAGATTTAAAAGAATCAAAGAAATAAATATAAAATTTTTCTAATTCATTTAACCAATTTTTTGAACAATTTCCTTTCCATAGAATATCCCAAGAAAAATTTTCAGAACTATATTTTCTTAAAGCGTCATGTAATGTAGATTTATATTTATTTTTCTCCATATCACATAGATGCTGTTTTATTCTAATATTTAACGAAAATATACTTTTACCAATATAGCATTTTTCATTCTTTAGATTTAAGCATCTATAAATTAACATTATTCCACCACCTGTTTCCAATATGTGAATTGACCACATTCGGTTCCATCTGCTTCAATACGATAAGTTTCAATAACATTATTTACTGTTCCAACAGAAGCTTTATCGGAATATGTTCTTACTCTTGCTGCAATCATATTCCCACTCTCATCATATGTTGGATTATCTATGTACATATTATGCTTTGATAGACCAAGAGTTTTTTCTACAGAATCATATATCATTGTTAAGTCTGCATTGAATATTTGAACATCATCCGCTTTACCCCAAGGAAAGTAAGTTGGGTGTGTTGCATTTACATACCATGTTCCCTCAGAGTTTGGAGTAAATGCATATTTATAATTTCCACTTCCAAGTTCTGTAATTGATCCAGACACAGAACCTGATACTTCATTACCTGTTGGATTATATACATATAAAGTAAATGCTCCTGGAACGATACCTGTTATTAAGTTACCATTGATATCTGAAACTGTAAAGTGTTCAGATACAGGTTGATTAATAACTCCTTGTAGCATATTACTCTCCTTATAATATACCTGGTATTAAACCAGTATCTTTCTTGATATTTTTTATTTCCTGACCAGAGCTATCCTCTGTAATATGATCTGTCAGATCCTCATCCCAAACATTATCAATAATATTTTCAATAGAGATAAAACCATCTGAATCAACTTGACATCCTGGTCCAGAATTATCAGATTCAATTATACCAACTCCTAATAATTGAATAATTCCGGCAACACATGATGAAGCAATAAGTATATTCATAGAATCTGCATTAATAATCGTTCTGTTACTTCCCGTTTTTCCGGTTAGTTTTAAGTTACCTGCAAAATGAGAAATATTAAGAGAACCAGTTCCTATATTAATCTCTGGCTCATTTGTTGGATTTCCTCCTGCTGTTGCTTGAATAATTGTTGCCCAATTTCCAATTGATATTTCAGATCCCTGACCAAAAGCAACGTTGTTCATAATACCAGTGAAATTTTCTAAATTCATAATCGAACAATTTTCAATTTGAATAATGTCTCCATTTGATACAGTTCCTTCTATATTTAAATATCTAAAAATTGTTGAATTACAAGTGCAGTCTGGAGCTAGTGTTAAATCTATACCCATTGTTCCGATTGTCTCAATAGATTTATTAGAAATATCATCATCCGCCTCAACTGTCATACTAGATAGTAACATTAACCTTTTAATTTTTCTACTATTTGCAACAGTTACAGCATCATTAATGTTATTCAAAGGTTGTGCTTTTGTTCCAAGTCCAAATGTTCCTGTTCCTGAATAAGCACTATTACCATCAACAAAAATATATTCACCATATAGAAGAGTCTGGAATCCTGCTCCAACAGTAGCTGGTTGAAAACCACTGACTTTTGCTTCCCAAACAGCTTCAGCAACTGCAGCTGGATCACTCCCCTCCGCCTCTGATAATGTAGCGGATGAAGATGCAGCTCTATCAACAGATGTAAAGGCAGTGGGATAGCGAGGATCTAACGCTGCCCCATTTTCATCCACCGCAACAATGTTACCGCCCGAGATCGTACATAAAACCCAATTAGGTCCTGCTCTTGCTTCAAATGCAATCTGGCAATTGTTTAGGGTAGCAGTAATACCAACGGAAGTGGTTCCTCCTAAAGGTTCCTTTCCAGCAGCATCAATAAGATAATCATAATTTTCACCTGGAGTTGTATCTTCTAAGAATCTACAAGTATCAACAATCTCTTGCACCGAAATTTCAACTGACGTTGCATCAACTGTTAGGAGACGCGGACTGGAAACCCAATCTATGGTTACATCATAACGAACTGCCATATCATTTATCTCCTATCAGTTTAACATAGGGTCACCATCCCTTACAACTTCAACTTGAGATGACATTTCTTTACGGATCTTTGCTTCTCTTTTTTTACGTTCAATTATATCAATCATTTCTCGATACTCTTTAATAGTATTTCGTTCTTTATCAATGGCATCTTCAAAAACTAGAATGTTCTTCTTGCTTGCTTCGATGCCATTGTCCAAAGATTCTACACTAAATCCACCCATTAAGTTACCCCTTTCTTTTTATGGTGTTGATATAATTGTATCCTCGGTTCTAATAACAGGAACCGATTGATTACTTGTGCTTGTGGCAACTGTTCCATCAGAACTGTATGGTTTAATTGGACCATTTGGAGCTGATGATCTTGTATTTCTTACTTTTACTCTAAAGTAAAGTTCAGCACCAAAAATAACAGATACACTTTCGGAAGCTGCGGCAGCGATTTTGTCAATAAATGGAACGTAGACATCATCATCAGAAACAACTGTAATTGGAATACAGTTAATTTCAATTACATCACCATCTGACTGACTATCAATACCAGTGCCTTCAAGTTGTAATACAGTATCTGAATCTACAGTTTTAACATAACCAACTGCACCTTGAGTTGAATTGTAAACTAAATCACCACGTTTTACAGCTGCAAAAGGTGTGCCGGTATCATACTGAACTTGAGTTTCAGATGTTCCTGCATCTGATGTAAAGTTAGGGACATTAGAAAGTGTAAATGTAGATGTATCCCAAGAGTCATATCTGATTTTATATTCAGCACCAATCACATCAGGATCATCAACTAATACTAACCACCCACCTGTAGATTTACCAGGTGTGTCTTGTGTAATACCACCTGAAACAACCAAAGTAGCATCACCAGGAGTTTCACCACCAACTGCATTGTATTCAGTTTTCTTAACAATTCCACCAGATGTTGCAAGACGAAATACTGATACTCTATCATGATCATCTTCAGTTTCAAGACCACCATAAAGATTTGTAACCTCAATGATAAACGCCTGTGGTCTTTCTTTGGTTCCACCTTCAATAGGTGTTAACTGGAATGAGTTCTCATCCAAAGTCGCCCAATTATCAAGAAGAACACCACGTGCCCCAAAGAAGGTTCCACCAGCAAATGTTCCCAATGGAGAAGCAGTCTTCGGTGCGAAGGTTACAGCAGCTATATTAGCAGTCACTTCACCACTATTATCTGTTGAAGTAATTAATGCAGCTGTGTTAAATGTTCCTCTAGTATCTCTCAATAAAAGAATTTTATCAACTGTGTTATGAGAAATAACTACACCAGTAGCAAGTGTTGTTGCTTGTGATACATCATCACCTTCTCCAATAGTTCCGCTTGCAACAGCACCATCATACTCAAGGTATACTTCACCACCAATATAACGCTCACCATTAATACCATTAAGATCATTTGTTACTTCACCATTTCTTGTGGCATATTTTAACCATTCATATACTTCTGTTAATGGATTAGATTTACAGTCGATTGTAATACCGTAATTTTCTGGAGTTCCATTATCATCAACATCGAATGTGGTATTTGCAAACGTAACTGTTGGTGTGGTTGTTTGACCAAACCAACCAGCAATAGCAGGACCAGAATCAGCATCAGCTTCACTTGTTGCAGTATAACCTGTAACTGAACCAGTTACGGTTTGACCACCTGCACTAAAGAACTCAATTTGAGGATCATCAATCGGAATATAACTGATCCATTCATCAAGCAATTGTCCTGTAACAATACCTCTTGCTCCTGATACGTCTTCTGTAATAATTTCACCAACAGTAAATAGCAATGGTGTATCAGAAAAAGGACTAGTAGTAACTGTTCTAATGCCAGTTGTATTGTCAAGGTCAGCAGATGATTGTAGCGGAATTGGGTTCCTTCCACCTGCAGTTGCAGAGTTTGCTACCTCAAATGATGCATACAAATCGCCATACTTACGAGCAAAACAAGTAATATAACCAGCATCAATTGTTGACCATGTGGGATCAGTTGGATCGTTTAAGGCAACACAAATATCAATATGACCATTTGCATACCAATCTTCATTTGTGCCTACACCATCCCAATTCCATGAATATACACGGTTTCTATCTGCATCATCTCCTGCTTCTCCCTGATATAGATATAGATGGACGTTTGGATCTATAGTTCCAATTGAATATAGATTCGCCCAAACCATTTCTCCAGTTGTTGCAACACCATCTGTTTCTAATACATCTGCAACGTGAGTATTACAAGTTAGATCATCAGATGTAGCACCAGCAAAACTATTTGCAACACCGCTTGTTAATGGTCTAATGAAACATAGATCCACGGCACCACCAGTTTCAACAAACTCTAATAGAACTCCCTCATCACCATCACTATGAACAATTGTGAACCCTCTATCGCCAGCTACAATTGCTCCACCAGAATCGACCTGAACACATATGATTCCAGTATTAGAATCTTGAACTCGAGTCCAACCAGATGTCTTTAGAGCACCACTTGTAATTTTTTCCATTAAATCAAAGGACATATACCAAGGTTCGGTATCGCCCGTATCAATTTTTCCAGTTGTATACTCAACCGGAGTTTCAGCGGAGAACGCAGTTCCACTATCAATTGTTGTAGTTTCATCAAGCAGTGTTGCCATTGCTGAATAGACTTCATTCATAGTATACTCTGTTAATGTTCCGCCAATCCAATACATAAGTTTTTGACGATTATTTGCTAGGTAGTTTACACCAATGTCGCCGTCTAAAATTGTTGCATCAGCCATGACTTATTTCTCCCATTATAAATTTAAGTTGTAGCATTATTATTTGGATCCACTATCATTGTAACTGCTAAAGATAATCCTATAGTTGTTGCTATAGTCTGTATTGAACTATAATTTTTATATCTTGGATCGTCGAGAGATGACGCTTTACGACATCTAACTTCAACCTCTTCCGGAGTCGATTGTGTGTAACCTGTATCAACCTCTCCGTTTACATCTGTTTCTTGATTTTTAATTTCCGTTCTATCAGATGTTTTATAGATCCCAACCCAAACATTTTGAATTGGATCTCCATTTTCATCTTTAACTATTATATAAAGAGGAACTGAAGCAGTAATAATTGTTACTGATATACCAACATCATGAACGGTTGGAATCTGACCTGTGCCAACTCCAATTGTTACAGTTCCTCCAGTATTATTATAAATACACTCATTTCCGGTATCTCCATCTGAACCTGCATAACCAACAAATGAACATCCTGACATTGTATAACTGTTGCCTGCCATTGAAGCATTTAACTCCATAGCATAACCAGTTCCATCACTATTAAACACACAGTTATCAACAACATCTAAATCTGTTACTTCAAAACCAACAGGTCCTGATGGTTCATCAAATAAACAACCATCAAATGTAGCACCATCTTGAGTTACTAATCCACATCTACGGAATGTTGTATCATCAATCGTAACTGTATTAACTCCTACACTAAATATAAATGAATCCATATCTATAAATGTGCATTTATCTATTGCCACATCTGCATCATCTGTCATTAACAATCTTCCTTTTGATGCAGTTGATACATCTAATACTTGAAATGTAAAACCTGTCATCTCAATATTACTATCTGTATTAAGAATCTCAATTAAATTAAAATTAGCTGTAACCTTTGGAGTCCATTTAATAAATATAGTTCTGTTAGAATCTCTAAAATCAACTAGGTTTGATACGCTTCCAAGTTGTATTCGACCTTGCCATAAATAACCACCAGCAGTTTCTTGAATCAATCCCCATCTATTAATTTGGTTATCATTTTCAGTAGCAAACCCAGGAATTGTAGCATAATTTAAAGCTTCTCCAAATTCAAATATAGCGCTACACCTTCCAAATCTCATAACATCAACTTGATGTGGATTACCTTTTGATGGATATGCTGTAAGTGCTATTGCTGCACCAACATATCTATCAATTGTTTTAGTTCCGTTTGATGTATTATCAGCAGCAACTGTTGTATTAACAGCATGACATTGAAACCCACCATAAGGCATAGGAGTTTTATCTTTTCCACCAACATTCCATACCTCAAAATTACTTACATCGTCACCAATAAGAACCATCATTCCAGCAAATGTGGTTGATGTTCCAACATAATCATCTATTGCAAATGGAGATGAAAATGATTGCCATACAAGAAAAGCACCATCTGTAGGAAGAGATATAGTCGAAGCATAATCAAAACCAAGAGAACCTAATGTCTTACTCTTACTACAACTTTGTGTAACAGCAAAGCTTCCTTGAATATAGGGATAATCAGCATCCTCATATACAGGAACGCCCTGATCGTCAAACCCAGAAGTTCCTGCAAATTCGATCCATCCAGAAGCTTCATCTCCAGTAGCTATATCTGTAAGGTCTTCTGTATAGCTTGGTGCCGCCATTTAATCTCCTCCTTAACAGATTCTACCGTATGACCATCTGCTACATAAAAAGTTCTCGTTTTTTCATTTTGATTTACTATTAAAATAGAGATACCTTCGTTTTTAAAATATTCTATTTGATTAAGAATTAATTTTGATAATTTGTTTTCTGTTGAACCAACTATTACTTTGTCAGACCATTTCTCAAATAAAACTCCACATACATTTGGTCTTAATTCTTTTCCTGCAATTTTCATCTGTTTCCAACAACATTCAAATATTCTACAAGATTCCGGTCTTTCAGAATATATCTTACAACCAACACCTTCTTCACAATGTTGACAAAGATCACCTTCTTTGCTATCGGTTTCTGGTATATTTAATTGTCTACAACATTCGGTGCAATTTCCACAATTCATTATTTAATCCTAACCTTATGATTTACTTTCATTGTATCTTTTTTATCCATAGATACTATTCCCCTTTTCATTTTGTTCTATGTTTTTAACTTCGTTATGGTTATGTTGAACTGGACGAGGATGAACTTGAAGTTGAACTACTTGATGAACTGCAAGAGCAGTAACCACTTCTTTCTATTGATATTAATTGTTTCGACGCATTGTAATTAAATACGCTAGTTAAAAGTGATCCGTCTGAAATTCTTGTGAGATCTATTTGAATTAAATTCTTTTCAACATCATATGTTAAATCTTTATGAAATAACTTTATAGTTGCTGTTGAATCAGTCCATATCTCTATATCAGTCAATTGCTTACTAACATTATATGTAAACGTTTTATAATGACATAGATATGCAGTTTTAAATGCCATCTCCATTTCGAGAATTAATTTATCGCAACTCGTATATGCACCAACCCCATCAACTCCATCTACACCGTCTTGTCCTCCCTCAACAAACAAGTCCCAATATAGTTGCCAATTAACACCAACACCTGGTTCATCGTTAAATGTTGAAGTGTGCGCAGCTATTGCTATATAAGAATCGCCATCATTTTCGACTAGATCATTTATAATATAAGATGTACTATCACCCCAAGGTCCTTTCCACACAAGATTGGAAGTAACTCCGCCACCTCTTATAATATTATCTCTTAACATATAATAGAAACCTCTCTAGTCGTTATATTCCCTTTTGTATTTTGTTCTTATTTATTTCTTTCTTTTTAAATAAGTTTGATCAATATAATTCCAAGGGATGTCCTCTTTATTTCCATATCTCATTAAATAATTATACTCACCGTGAATGTGTCTAAAACCCACAGTCTTATACCAAGTTCCGACACCAGGTTTCCATACTTGTGTATTAAATGGATTCTCTTTTGGTTTAACACATTTCAAACCCAACTCTAAAATAGCTTTAGCAAAACGTGCTTCTGTATTACCCATTTGTTGAGCATACTTTTCATAGTTAGCTAAAGGGATTAAATGATCTTGAAAGTGTTTCATCATAGCATTAATAGCAGTAGTCTTGGCAATGAATCCTGTTGTATTAAATAGAGGTCTCTTATTATTTTTTTCCCAACCAACTCCGAATATATCAGCATCTCCCATCATATCTAACAACTGATCAAAATTTTCTGGTTTCTCTAATATGCAATCTCCATTAGCACAGTAGACATATTCAAAAGCTCCCATAGTTTGAAGTCCAAATCTCAAACACCAAAAATAGGGATATAACACTCCACCCCAAGTTTGATATCTTGAAATAATAAATGTATCAATTTCATCGAAGACTTCTCTCTTTGGCATTAGTAAATCAAATGTAGCTGACTT